GCAGCACACTAATCACAGACAAACAGGAAACCAGAATAATTGGAATTAAAGACATCAGTCAACATATTGGAAACCTAGAAGAGCAAGCTAAGAAAGATGACCAGATTAAACTCCGACTCAGTTGGCTTAAAACAAAAGCAGCTATACTAAAAGTGGGAGCTAATAGTGAATCAGAACTATCTCATATATCAAAGAAAGCTAAAGATGGTTGTTCAGCATCTTACCTCGCATTAAAAGACGGAGTGGTTAAGGGTGGCGGAATGTGCTTATTAGATTGTATTAAATCCTTACCAAAAACCACAGGAGGTCTTATACTAATGAAAGCGTTACAAGCACCATACAAACAAATCTGTAAAAACTATGGAGGCACTCCCAACATATCTAACGTATGGGACCCAGCACTTGTAGTTAAAAATGCTGTAAAGAACGCTATCAGTATCGCAGGTATTAACTTAACAGCCAAAGGAGTAATAACTTTACACAGACATGAGAATATTAAGTAAATGCGAGATTTGTAAAAAAACCGCTCTTATTATAAGACACCGACACTATACACACATACACGCAGGTGGCATTAAGAGCAAAGCAGAAACATGTGGAAGCTGTTACAGAGGTATTAAAAAGCTAATAGATGAAGCTACAAAGCAGATATAATGGCAACATTAAAGCAAAAAGCAGTGTTTGACAAAGTTGTGAATAGTATAGAAAAGCCGACAATGGGGTCTGCTATGATTGAAGCAGGATATTCAGAGAATACATCTAAGCAACCAGCAATATTAACTACAAGTATTGGTTGGAAAGAACTAATGGATATACATCTATCAGAAGAGAAGCTAAGTAAAGCACATGAGGAACTACTTAACCAAAAGAAAACAGAATACTTTGTATTTCCAAAGAAGATGGAAGATGAGGAAATCATGCAGAAAGTAACTGCAGCAGGATTCGAGGTTTTGGTTATACAACCAGGTGAGAAAGGTAAATACGCATTCTATTCAATAGCAGATGCACAAGCAAAGAAAGCGGCACTTGAAATGGGTTATAAGTTAAGAGGAAGTTACGCACCAGATAAATCTATCAATCTTAATCTTACAAGCGAATTGGATAATGAACAGTTAAATGAAATAGCAAACAAATTAGATGCACTCAGACGAACCCATAACAGCGGAAATGGTGAGTCAAGCGATGGAGTTAATACCAGCCCTTTGGATAGAGAAGTATAAGATAAAGAACGAGGCTGGGTTACCGATAGAGTTTGATAAACATTACTTTATGAGAGACTTGTATAACGATATGAGTCCTTTTCAGGTGTGGTTAAAACCTCCGCAAGTAGGTGCAACAGTAGCTCAGATACTAAAGACTTTATGGATGGCTAAGAAGAAAGGCTTAGATATAATTTACACACTACCAACACAAGCTGATGTTAATGATATGGCAGGAGGCAAGGTTAACCGTCTTATAGCACAGAATCCAATCTTATCTCAGTGGGTTAAAGACCATGACACAGTAGAACAAAAGTCAGTAGGTAAACAAATTATCTACTATAGAGGAACCTTTAGTAATAAGCAAGCTATGATGGTGTCGTCTGATTTAAATGTACATGATGAAGTTGACGCATCAGACGCTACAGTTATTACCCAATATGAAACAAGACTCCAAGCGAAGGCTAATTGAATGAGATGGTACTTCTCTCACCCAACACTAGCGGGCTTTGGAGTAGACATACAATGGCAACAGAGTGATAAGAAGGAATGGTTTGTAACTTGTCCTCTATGTGAAATGAAACAACAACTTAAGTATCCTGATAACATAGATGAAGTAAACAGGAGATATGTATGCTCTCATTGTAAAGGAGCGATGTCAGACCACACTAGAACCTATGGTGAATGGAAGGCAACAAGCAAAGGAATGTTTTCAGGTTATCATATCTCACAGTTGATGTGCAGTTGGATTACTGCTGACAAGATATTAAGAGATAAAGAAGACAAAGACGCGCAATACTTTTACAACTATGTACTTGGATTGCCTTATGTAGGAAGCGACAACAAGATAGATGCTACTACTGTATTAAAGAATGTTATACCTAAAATCAATACACAAGAAGGAAAGATAGTAATCGGTGTCGATACTGGATTACCTATTCATTACAGTATAGGAAACAAAGATGGTATATTCTTTTACGGGAAGTGTCAGGCTCCTTCAGCAACATATGACCCTTATGCTGAACTGGAGAAGTATCTATTAAGGTGGCCCAACTCTATCATTGTAAGTGACCAAGGGGGTGATTTAGTAGGCATAAGACAGCTACAAGCAAAGTACCCAGGAAGAGTCTTCTTGTGTTATTACAGGCAAGATAGAAAGGCACAAGGTATGATTACATGGGGCAAAGAGAAAGACTTTGGTACGGTTACCGTTGATAGGAACAGAATGATACAAATGATAGTGGAACAGTTAAGAGACTTAGGCCGGATTAGATTCTACGGCACAGTAGAGGAATGGAAGGAGTTCGCTTCTCACTTTGATAACATATACAGAACAGTTAAAGAGACTCCACTTGGTGCACAATACATTTGGGAAAGGAATGGACCTGACCACTTCGTACATACTATGGTATACACAATGGTAGGATTAGATAAGTATGCTGAGTCTGAAGCTATCATAGTAGGAGGTGATATGTTCGCGGAATTACCAGTAGCTAAGATATTCGAATGAAGCAATTAGAAACCTTCCCGATACACCTAACCGATGAGGACGCTCTTCTGTTCATTGAGTTTCAAAAAAGATATGCGTTTATTAGATTACTAGAAAGTATTGGAGCTTTTCGAATTAAGAGCGGAAGCGTAACAATCCATTTTAATAATCTTGGAGAAATTGCTACAATAGATAAGCACGAGCATTTCAAAGCATTAAAATGAAAAAGAAAAGAAACAACATATTCAGAGACAACTTAGAAGTTAGGGAGCAAATGATAAAGGAATACAACAGTGGTATGTCTTCAGGCAAGTTAGCGCTTAAGTATAAAGTCTCACCTAAGACGGTTCTTAAGTACTGTTCTGAAAGTTCAATCCTGCAAAAGAAAAGAAGAGGTTCAATAATGAAAACCTTTTCGAGAAAACAACCAACTTATCCTAGTTTTAGGAGTACATCCCAGAATGTTTGGGTAGACGAAAAAGGAGAAAAGGTAAATAAGGGTCATAACTATGATTATTATCTTAGGAATAGTTATCCACACCTTGGAATTAGGAAATAAATAAATTATAACATATAATGTTGGAATACGGAAATGTCGGTGAGGTTAGTTAGATTTTACCTTAAACTCAACACAGAGAAGGTCGGCGTCATTGCCGACCTTTTTAATATAAATAAATGGACCCAATCCAACAAAACATAAAAGGAGTTCAAGAGCTTGTCTCAAGTAAGGTTAATAAGATAACTTATGGTTCAGAGACCTCAGAAGGAGTCAAAGGAGAAAAGGAAGATGTCTTAACTCTAAATATGAGTGATGATGAGTTGCTTAAACTCGCTAAAGAATGGACAAACAAATACAGAGGATACGAAGCAAAGATTAAACCACGACAGGAAGCTAACAAGGAGTTTTATCTTGGTAAGCAAAATGGTACAGGTGAAGGAATATCAGCGAATCTTATCTTCGAAGCAGAAGAAACATTCCTACCAGCTGCACTAAGCAAGAATCCAGAAGCTGTCGTATGGGGAGATAACACACCAGAAGGAACTGAACTTGCTAATAGCGTAAAGACAATGTTGCAGTATCACTCAGATGTACTTGTCTTGCGTAGGAAGTTAACCTTAATGACTCGTCACTGGTCGATATTCTTCATTGGAATAATTAAGCACGGTTGGGATTCTGATATAAAGGATATTAAACTAGAAGTAAGGAAGCCTCAAAACTTTGTCTTTGATGTAGATGGTTATGTCGACTCTTATGGTGACTTCGAGGGATATCTTGGTGAGAGAATAGAAATCTCCGCAGGTAAGTTAAAGCAACTATTTCCTAAAGCGAAGGAATACATTGGAATACAAACACAAGGTAAAGATGCCACTAAAGTCATATACACCGAATGGTGGAATGATGACTATTGCTTCTATACCTTTAGAGAAAAGATATTAGATAAACACAAGAACCCGCACTTTAGATACGGTAGTGAGGAAGCTCAAGGGATAGATGATAATGGAGAGAATATTATGGTTCCAAAAGAAGAAAGGAATCACTTCTCTAAACCAAAGAAGCCTTATACATTTCTCTCAGTATTCTCACTAGGTGAACAACCACATGACATTACAGGGCTTATAGAGCAGAATATCTCTAATCAGAGGCGAATAACCAGAAGGACAGAACAATTAGATTATAAC